CAGTCAGTGCCGTGCAGCACATAAAATTGAATATGAGAAAACTCTCTTTCCATTCATTCTATTCTGTCGTAAGCGATATGTAGGAATGAAGTATGAAGACGATGTGACAAAGTGCAAGCGTATGACTATGGGCGTTGCTCTTAAGCGACGTGATAATGCTCCGATCGTAAAAGATGTATTCGGTGGAGCTCTGGACATTCTCATGGAACACCGAGACATCAAGAAGGCGCAAGAGTTTGTAAAAACACTTCTAGTCGACATTTTGCAAAATAAGATTCCACTTGAAAAATATGTAATTACCAAACAGTTGCGAGATGATTACAAAAATCCCGGACAAATTGCCCATCGTGTTCTTGCTGATCGCATGGAAGAACGTGATGCTGGAAATAAGCCTCAAGTAGGTGATCGGTTAGCGTTCATTTATGTCGCCGAAAACGCAGGGCATAAGAAACAAGGTGATCGTATCGAGCAACTTGATTACGTAAAAGAACATAAGTTGCATGCAGATACACGTTTCTATGTTTCAAACCAAATTCAAAATCCAGTAGCTCAACTCTTTGCGTTGGCAATTGAGCAATTAGACGGATATAAGAAAACAGCAGATTATGATAAAATGTATAAAGACTATATTGAAGATGGTCTTGATGAAGAAAATGCTACATTGAAGGTATTGGATTACAAAGAGAAACAGTTAGACAATATTCTATTTCTTGGATCTCCTGAACTATCAAGAATAATTACAAAGGTTGGACATTCAATGGTGCGTGGTCCGATGGATGCATTTCTTCGCCGCTAGCAAAATGGATTTATAAAAATTATACTAATAAAACTGTAAAACTCGCATCACTGCCTGCCAAAGTAGCGCTTTCACAAGCTAACCTTCGGACACTGTAGTAGCTAGCGAGTAATAAAAAGATGCTCGGCGCGAAGACGTTCGACATTTTCCTCGCGCGAAAGGACCGAATGGAGGAGGCTCTTGAGCGGTACCTCGAATCAGTGAGGAGGAACAGCGTCATGCACGAGTGCAAGAACGCACAGCGCGCCGAGGAGGCGTATGCGAAGGTCAAAGGTACTGGGAGCATTGACGAGGACCACCTCAAGATGGCCGCAGAGATTGCGGTTGAGATTGCAGTTGTAGCTTCTTACAGGGCTGAGAGTCTGGAGGTTTTAAACTCCAAAATCTACGAGAACGATTTGAAGTACATCGAAAAGATCTACAAACAGGACCTTGCCATGGTTAAGCGCGAGAAGAAGTAAATGGAGAGATTTACTACTAAACCACAATACTCTACATAGAGCCCACTGGTTTATCCTGAAAGGGGTATTTTTGGGTCTAGCAAAACGAATTTATAAAAATCAGAATAGATGGGAATTAATTGATCGGTACTACATCCGATCTAAAACATGGCACTGTCTTTTGTGAACAAGCGGGGCGAGAGGAAGCAAGTGGAGCCGCATTTCATCGACGGGAACGACGGTCGTGGCTGTGACCTGTGTGACTTGAAGGCTACGATTCACGATGAGCGCTTTTACGCGCCTGTCTACTATCTGTTTGGAATTTCGTTCTGCGATGAGCACGAGGAGCTGGCGAAGAAGGCCGTAGAGTGCTGGTTGCACAAGAATGACAAAGTCATGATTGACTGGCGAGCCACTATCCCGAAGGAGATTGCTTCTCTGTTGTACGTGCTCAATACCGCAAATAAGGCGGGAGGGTTCAAGATTCGTCGCAGTGACGGTACAATTGAGGAGGGGTGGCATTGGAAGAAGACTATTGGCGAAGAGCCTATCTTTATTCGAAAGACAAAAACAACTGGCCTCTGGACGGTTCCAACCGTAAACCCGATATCGCAACTTGAGCGACCTACTAGCATCTCTGATCTTAAGGATCTGGGAGTGATTCCTGCCGATGTGGCGGATGCCGCGCTGGCGGTTCTCGATGCAGGTGTGTACCGGGATTCCTACAATGAGGTGGAGACCGAGTTGCAGGATCAGCTGGGGTTGTAAAGATTTACTACTAAACCACAATACTCTACATGGAGCCCACTGGTTTATCCCGAAAGGGGTATTTTTGGGTCTAGCAAAACGAATTTACAAAAGTTTAAATTTTTTGTTTCAAAAGTTAAGATGCTTCCTACCATTGCAGCAGTTGCGGCCGCGGTTGGATTTGGCTACCTTCTTGGTCCCGTGGGAACTATGGCAGTTGGAATTGGACTAAGCTATCTTGCTGTCCCTCTCGCAATACTTGCTAGCTCGCTTTAGGGTTGACAGGAAAACGAATTTATAAAAGTTATACTTTTTGATTTCAAACACGAACAAAATGTCGGATCACATATACCGTCCTCGCTCGCGCGAGCCTTCGGAACCAAGGTTTAACTACCCTGAGTTGTTCATCCTAATCTTTGTAGTGGGTCTACTTCTGGTAACAGCTGTGCAGCGCGCAGCGGCCTATTTTATGTAAAGTAGAAAAAACGAATTTATAATTTGTTTTTAACTGAGAGACCAAAAAATGTCAGACTTTCGCAAGAATCGGTTTGCGGTTGTTGTTGCTCTCAGAGAGGAACTTAACCTTTTCCCTGAAGATGCACAAGCATCAATCTATACTAATTTTATGACAAACTACGATAGGAATATCGAGAACGATGTGTTCGATCAGCCGCGTAGATCGCATAATGGCATGAGAAGCGATATTTGTTACTGGCGTATGAACCCAGATCATATGCCAGAGAGCGAGATGTATCCTTTTATGGGATTCGCTCTGAAGTATTTTCTTGGAAATTGGATGACCAATTGGATCTACTCATTTTATGATAAGAATGGAGATCTGTTGGATCGGTTTAATCCAATTGTAAATTAGAAAAACGAATTTATAATTTATTTTTGATTTCAACGGTAACAAAAATGTCGGAACGTTCTGAGAAGCTAGCCGAGGAGCATATGTGGAAGAATATTCCTCTGTTTATGCTTCTTGCGTTGATGATGCATACTATTCCATCGTCTCCATTTACAATTGCGCTCATAATAGTTGTTATGATGTTTAATATCAGACTCTGTATTGAGTAAACTACGATTTAAAGTTATTTTTAAATGAGATAATAACAAGCTTAAGTGATTTCTAAAGTATATTTATATTTTTTAATGTTTAACGGTTTATTTTTATATTCTAATTTTGAAAAAATGCCGTCATAAACATCATTTAAATAATTTAGTTCAACGTATGTTCCTTCTCTTGAACTAGTGATCCAAAATTCAGGAGCATGGTACGAAAAATGAACACAATACTGAATTGTTTTACCAATATATGCTGATTTAGACCACCAAAAATTACCAGAATAATGGAACATCATAAAGTTTGATATGTTAACACCTACAACATCTGCACCATTATTTAGTTGGTTTATACAGTCTTCATGTCTGTCAACATTATAATAAGTTAAATATTCTACTAAGTCTGTAATGTCACGATTCTGCCCATTATGCGATACACCCTTGCTATGCAAATAAAGAACATTGAACTCTTCTTCTTTTACAGCATACCATAATTTGTTTAATGTAACAGTTTCACGGAGGTTTATGTCAGAAGACCATAAAATATTATGAAACTTTGGATCCTTAAAAATTTCATCTTTTAAACAATCGGGATTTCCAAGAAATCCGTAACGAAGTTCATCAATTTTATCATACAATCCACTGGATCTAATTCGATCAAATAAATTTTTAATTATCTCTTTCCAGTTATTTATAGCACAAATATGCATATAAATAATTGTTTTCATTTGATAGACTAATTTATACTTTGTGAAAACGGATTTAAACATTTTCAACTCTAGTAAGAGTGGGCGTATGGCTCAATGGTAGAGCAGAGGTCTTATATGCCTTTGGTTGTGGGTTCGATTCCCACTATGCCCATCTTTTTAACTGCAAATCCCAGACCAATCTGTACCACAACTTCTAGCCAAATTACACTTTGCAGCCACAGTATTCAATGTTGCTGCAGACGGGTTAAATGGTAGACAATGTGTAGAGTAAGCAGGCTCACACATTTTTGTTCCAATATTAAAGTTCCATCGATCCGGACACTGTGACATTTGTTGAGCACTTGCGGGCACTTCAACACGAACACCCAATGCATACTTTGCAATAACTACAAACAGTAGTGTAAAGACAACTACGAGTAGTAAAAGCACAACAAAGTTCATTCTTTATTAACTACAAGAGAATGGACATCGCAAGACATGTGTTTAAAACATTCTTCGATAGCACTGCTAATCCATTAGTTCGTCATCACTTGGATTCGTATAGTGATTTGCTAACTACAAAGATTCCTGTATTCATTAAGGCGTCTAACCCTATTACGTTAACATTGAATGATAGTCGATTTATTCATATTTATGTAGGTGGACGCAATAGTGATCAGATTAAATATTTGCCACCTGTAGATGAATTTGATAATGCAATTCTTCCCCATATGTGTCGTTTGTCCAATAAATCATACTTGCTTGAAGTTCGCGTTGGAATGGAAATTGATTTCATTATTGGAACTGAAACTACCACAAAGAAGTTTGAAAACGTACTTTTGGGAAAAATACCTCTTATGTTGAAAAGTAGTTTGTGTTATTTATCTTCGATGACACCCGAACAACTATATGATGCAGGTGAGTGTAATTTTGAACTTGGAGGATACTTTATCATCGGCGGTGCCGAAAAGGTTCTTCTATCACAGGAACGTCTTGGTGATAACATGTTTTATGCGAGCAAACGTATTCAGGTTCCCAATGAGGAACAGAAACGTAGCTTAACTGAAAAACAAGTTCAGGACGCAATTGCTGAAGCAACTAAAGCTGAAAAGTATGAGTATACATCAGGAATCCGCTGTATATCTGAAGATGGAACACGTGGCCCTTATTCTCACTTTTTAGTCATTCCTCCTGCAAATAAGCAATCAGATGATCCTGATTTAATTAAGAAGATTTCAGACTACGGTGATTTTTCTACAAACAGATTACCGGTAATCACTCTTCCAGGATTCAATAAACCTGTTCCTCTGATGAGTGTATTTTATGCTCTGGGGTTCACAACACATCAAGATATTTACGACGTTGTACTTTGTGGAACCCATCCAGATGAGAGAGAATTATACGATTCTATCTTTTTAGAAGTCATTCTATCCCATGAGAAGTTTACTCGCCAAGAAATGGCAAAAGAAGAGGAACAAGATCAAGATCCCGATTTACTGTTCCTAAAACGCCAGACTCGTACTCGCAGTAATGGTGCTGTATTTGTCAACTTATATGAATCACTATTTCCCCACTGTGAAAAGACAGAAGGCGAGTCAACTTCATCATTCTATCGCCGTAAGGCGTATCTACTTGGCCACATGTTAAAAATTGCAATGAGCGTTGCTCTAAAAATTGAACAGCCTGATAATCGCGATCATTTCCGATTCAAGCGTCTTGATGCCGGTGGCGATTTATGCTTCCAGGAGTTTCGTCGTTTGTACAAAGAAGTTTCCAAAAATATGACAGTTCAGCTTGATAGTCGTATTGAGTTCGAACGTCAAACATATGCTGGTAACAAACTCGTCGATCTCATTCAACCCGAAAAGATTAGCTACTACTGGCAATCTAGAGAGTTCCTAAATGGATTTGAAAAGTCATTCAAAGGAAAGTGGGCTGGTAAAGATGGCGTCTCACAGGAGCTCAGTCGATTCTCCTATGTCGGAACAATTGCTCATATGCGTCGTATCAATCTCCAAATGGACAAAGGTACAAAGCTAGTTGAGCCACGTCGTATTAATTCGAGCAGCTGGGGACTATTGTGTCCTACTGACAACCCCGATGGTGGTAATATCGGTATGATCAAGTCATTCACCCTTTTTTGTTCACTTTCAACTGCAAGCCCTGCTGCAGATATTATGAAACACGTAACGTCTTTTAAGACATTTTTAGGATTATCGGATATTCATCCTTCAACGTGGAATATAAAATGGACAAAGGTATTCGTAAATTCTGATCTAGTTGGTGTACTTGAAAGTGACGTGGAGACATTTCATTCAATGCTTCTCAAAAAACGTAGAAGTGGCGATATTCAAAAGTTTATATCGCTTTGCTGGAGTCGTATTACAAATACGTACATAATTTTTACTGATGCAGGAAGACCGTGTCGTCCAATATATCGTGAGGGAGTTTCTGGATCCGCAGTTTCAAAAGAGAAAACGTGGGATGGAATTACGTCCAAGTTAATGGACTATGTGGATGCACAAGAAACTGAAAGCTTACGTATTTCAATGGAGCCGTTTCATAAGAAACTTCATTCTGAAATTCACGGAATGGCAATCTTTTCTGCATCTGCCAGCATAGTTCCCAATTCTGACTTCAATCAGGCTCCTCGTAACATGTTTAGTTGTCAGCAGGTAAAACAGGCATGCTCTTGGTTTAATACAGCATTCAATAAACGATTTGACACTATTGCAACCTGGTTAAATTATGCTCAGCGTCCTCTATCTCAAACATGGACAACTCCTCATATTTTGGGTTGTATGCCGTATGCCGAAAACCCTATTGTTGCATTGGCTATCTATTCTGGCTACAATCAGGAGGATTCTATTTTGCTAAATGAGTCATCTCTACAACGTGGAATGTTCCATACGACGTATTACCACTCCTATGATGTAGCTGAAGAAATGGCAGGTGCATATATGGCCCCAAATAAGGATATTAATCCACTCACGTTGCCTCACGCGATGTTTGCAAATATTCTTACCAATTCAGAGTATAAAGATATTGTAACTCCCAAAAAAGATGTGTCCTACGATTTTTTAGATGCAGACGGTATCATTAAGCAGGGATCCCATGTAACTGAAGATACTGTACTTGTTGGAATTGTAGTTCCTGTAATGAATGCATCGGGACAGGTTTCAGGATACACAGACAAGTCATATACCCCTAAGAAAGGTCAGCATGGTATTGTAGATGCAGTTTATCGTTACACAACTCCTGATGGATTACATGGTGTAAAAATACGAGTAGCCGAACATCGTGTTCCAGTACTGGGTGATAAGTTCTCTGCTCGTCACGGACAGAAGGGTACATGTGGTATGCGAATTATGAATGAAGATATGCCTTACTCAAAAGATGGCTTGATCCCTGATATGATTGTAAATCCTCACGCATTCCCGAGTCGTATGACTATCGGTCAATTCATTGAAATGATGTCAACTAAACTTGGTGTTCGAATGGGTGCTATTTCAGATTCAACGCCTTTTACAAATAAGAATCGTGTAGGTGAAACCAAAGATTTGCTACTCAAAGCAGGTTACCATCCGTATGGCCACGAACTACTTTACAATGGTCAAACAGGATACATGATGGAATCTGAAATTTTTGTTGGTCCAACTTACTATATTCGAAGCAAGTTGATGACTGAAGATAAGATTAATTCACGATCAACTGGACCGAAAAAGCTTCTCACTCACCAACCTGTAGAGGGTCGTGCAAATGAAGGCGGATTACGCATTGGTGAAATGGAACGTGATATTCTTGTATCTCATGGAATTTCAAAGTTCTTAAATGAATCCCTGATGGAGCGTTCTGATAAAGCTGAATTCTTATTTCAGCCCGAAACAGGTCAAATGGATGCTGCGGAAGACACAGAAGTTACAACACTTACAGTTCCGTATGCATTACGTTTGACGATTCAAGAATTACAATCTATGCATATATCAGTTAAGCTCGCATCAAATTAAAAATAATTTTTATTTAAATCTTCATAAAACTTACATCTCGTGACCAGGCAAACATCTGTTCATCATCTTTAAGACCACAGAAGTTAATAACTCCTTGACGACCTTCATCAACTGTTTGGAAGTTTCCGATAAACATGTTCAACACAAAGAAGTTGAATCCCTTGTCAGCACGTGCCTCCTCTACAGCCTTCTTAGAAGACTTCTTAGGAGACTCCATCTTGTTTTATTATTTTGAGTAAAATCAGAGTAAAATCCGTTTTAGAGAATTAGTTGTTCAGTATAGTAATGTATTCGGAAGTTTACAGACCTAATGTATTTAATGAAGTTATTGGGCATACAGAAGCAAAGGGTATCCTCGAGACGTATCTAAAATCAAATTTCGCAAGAGCTGTATTTTTGACGGGTCCACCTGGAATTGGTAAAACTACACTTGCATTATGTGCCGCTCGCACATTCGAATTTGAACCATTGGAAATTAATGCAAGTAGAAGTATCCGTAGTTTTGAAGATGTTGAAAAAATTAAAGATGCTTGTCGTTCTACTGTAAGCATTCAGTCATTCTTACGAGGTGAAACAAAGCGCAAAATGTGTGTAATTCTTGACGAAATAGATGGTTCAGATCCTCATGCTCAAAGCAAAATTATTAATTGGATAAAAGATCCCACACGTAAACTTCCTATTATTTGTACAGGAAATGAGATTCCAACACTTTTTAAACGTAATACCGAAAGTATTGAAATTGTAAGATGTTTTCCTCCCAGAGCTGTTGATCTGGAAGCTATTTTTAGCGATATTGACGTCCCCACAGTTTTGAAGGATTGTCAATATGATGTTCGTCGAATGTTAAATCAGATACAATATGGTGGATCAGATAAAATTCCTAAATTTAACGTCCCACCGACGGGTTTACCGATAGAGAAGTTGTTCCTGCTGCGACAGAAGATGTTTGACCTGCAGGACCCGTTTGAGTCTCTCGGATATCGTGGCGACAAACAGGGCATCGAACACTCATAGAAAACCAGCTGATAAGACACGAACGGTGGAAGTCGTGTCTACAGTGACGAACGCGAACACCAGCAGATGATATCGAATCTTGACAGATTGCGCAATTATTTTCAGATGAGGCAATATCCATAATTGCACTATCAACCTGTTCTTGACTTGGAGCTACGCGAACATTCTCCATTGTTCCGGCGGCTTCACCCATAGTTAGTGTAATAACACTTGTCACGAGCTGGTTTCGAAGATTACTACGGTGCAGACGGTCAATTAGATCGATATAACGCTCTTCTATAGATAGAAAATGTTGAAGAGCTGGTCCTCGCTGAAGAAACGTAATTCCATTCAAATTACGAGTAAAAAATTGAACCCTTGCTTCGATAAGTTCTCCGACAAGCTCGAGTAGTCCTTGCTCCATTACACAAATACTTGCGCACTTTTAAAATGGGTATGTTTTCATCAATAACGGATTCTCGGTTTATCAATATACAGAATGGTAACTAGCATGGATCATATGTATGTAATTAAGCGCAACGGTGACCGTGTTCCGGTCTCATTTGATGCCATCCTACAACGTGTGCGCAAACTATCAGACGGTCTTGACCATGTAAATCCTGATCTTGTAGCTCAGAAAGTATGTAACCAGCTTCAGGACGGAATGGCTACTTCCAAACTTGATGAGTTTGCTGCCGAAACGTGTGCCATGATGCAGGCTCGCTACCACCCTAACTATGGTAAGCTTGCTGCACGTATTGTAATTGATAACCACCACAAGAATACTCCGACTCGTTTGATCGATTCAGCCCAAGTTTTGTTCGACGAAGGAATTATCGCAGAGTCTTATTATTGCGTTGCACAGAATTTGGAGTTTGAAAAGATCATCGATTATTCGCGTGATTTTATGTTTGATTACTTCGGTTTCAAAACTCTAGAGAAAGGCTACCTTCTACGACGAAAGAGTGGTCTTGTTTGGGAACGTCCTCAGCATATGTGGATGCGTGTAGCGATTCAGTTACATGGAGAGAACTATAAGAAGGTAAAAGAGACCTACGATGCTCTTTCGGAAGGATATTTCATTCATGCAACACCTACTCTCTTCAATTCTGGAACGAACCATCCTCAGCTTTCGTCATGCTTTCTAGCGAATATGAGCGAAGATTCAATCAAGGGAATTTATGAAACACTTGGAGAATGCGCTCAAATTAGCAAGTGGGCTGGAGGTATTGGTCTTTCAATTCATAATGTTCGTGCACGTGGTTCTAAGATTCACGGAACGAATGGAGAGTCAACGGGAATTGTACCAATGCTCAAAGTTTACAATGATACTGCAAAGTATGTAAATCAGGGTGGAAAGCGTAATGGATCCTTTGCTATCTACCTAGAACCGTGGCATGCAGATATTGAGGACTTTCTACGTCTCAAGCTAAATCAAGGAGCAGAAGAAGATCGTGCTCGTGATCTATTTTATGGCCTTTGGATTCCTGATCTCTTCATGAAGCGTGTAGAGAAGAATGAAAATTGGACACTTATGTGTCCTCGCGAATGTCCTGGACTTGATGACGTTCACAGTGAAGAGTTTGATAAACTTTATACGTCATACGAATCGGCTGGAAAGGGTCGCAAGACAATGCCTGCTCAGAAACTATGGCAGATGATTTTGGATGCTCAAATTCAGACTGGTACGCCGTATCTCTGTTACAAAGACGCTGCTAACTCAAAGAGCAATCAGAAGAATCTTGGAACAATCAAGAGTTCAAATCTTTGTACCGAAATTATGGAGTTCTCGTCTCCTGATGAAACAGCTGTTTGTAATCTTGGAAGCTTGGCTCTTCCTAAGTTTGTTCAGAGAGCATATCATGCGGATGGAGAGTATCGTTTCAACTTTGAAGCACTAAGAAAGTATACTGCCATTCTAGCTGATAATTTGGATATTGTAATCGATAAGAATTTCTATCCGACTCGCAAATGTGAATACTCAAATAAGCGCCATCGCCCTATTGGAATTGGAATTCAGGGACTTGCCGATGTATTTGCTATGCTTCGTATTCCTTGGACGTCACCTGAAGCTTCAAAGCTAAACCGTGAAATCTTTGAAAATATCTATTATGCAGCGGCGAATGCTAGTATGCTAGGCGCGACTCGAGATGAATGGCGAGCTGACATTTCAGCTGTTGGTCATAACTCCTATCTAAGCTTTAAAGATTCGCCTATGAGTCAAGGAAAAATGCAGTTTGATCTTTGGAACGATACGCCTACGACTACGTATCTTGATTGGACTACTCTTCGTAAGACGTGTAGCACAGGTATTCGTAATTCACTACTTATTGCTCCAATGCCTACAGCGTCTACGTCTCAAATTTTGGGCAACAATGAGTGCTTTGAACCATTCACGTCTAATTTGTACACTCGTCGTGTACTCAGCGGAGACTTTATGATTGTGAATAAGTATCTGGTCGAAGAGTTGGTTAAAATTGGTCTATGGACTGCAGAAATCCGTAGTCAAATTATGGCAGAGAATGGTAGTGTCGCTAACATTAAGGAAATTCCTGCCGATATTCGTGAAATATTCAAAACTGTCTGGGAGATTCCTCAGAAGACACTCATCCAGATGTCTCGCGATCGAGCGCCGTTTATCTGTCAGTCACAGTCTCTTAATCTGTTCCTTGCCGAACCCACATATTCTAAGATTACGTCTATGCATATGTTTGCCTGGAAGCAAGGCTTGAAGACTGGTTGTTATTATCTGCGTACAAAGGCGGCCTCATCCGCGCAAAAATTCACGGTTGACCCCACTTGTCTTTCTTGTAGTGCCTAAACAATTTCTCTTTAGTTAAGTATAAAATGTCTACTGATGTCGTCGAAGGTGGCGCTCTAGCTCTCTCCCCGGCTGCGACCGGTGGTCGTCGTCGCTCTCACAAGAAGCTCCGCGTCGTTAAGAAGAAGACGGTGCGTAAGATGCTCAAGAAGATGGGTCTTAAGATGCGCGGCGGTGCCCCTGCTGCGGATCCGGTTGTCGTGAAGCCGGAAACTCTCGTCGCTGATCCGGCCTCTAAACCCGTAGTTGCAGTGACTGGTGGTGGTGATCCTTACATGGGTGGCCGTCGCCGCCGTCACACTAAGAAGACGCACCGCCGTAGCCGCGGTCGCCGCCTCTTCGGCATGAAGTACTAAACTGAGAGTTCTTCACCAATTTGAGTAACCATAGCAAATAACTGTTCATTAAATCCGTAATGACATCCGTTAGGCTCCTTGAGTGTAGGGGTCTTTCGAGATGAAGTATTTTTTGGATGAATTAAACTTACAATCACATCCTGAGGCGAAAGCTCTCTACACATTTGCTCGCGACCGCGAATAAATGCGTTACCTTCTCCAACATGAACTTTTTCATCAAACTTTCCTTCATTCCAGAACTGACGAGTAAAAACTAGAGTAGCTTCGGAAACACGCTCGGACATAGATAGTGTCATAGGTGGAACATTCATAAATGATGAAAACTTAGTAATATCGTAGCAAGGGATTGTTGTACAAAATCCACACTGCTTTACGGGTTCTTTTAGCATCATAGCTACACGCTGTAGAACACTATTGTTTGGATATACATCGTCATCGTCCATTGTAACCATAATATCATACATAGCGCTTTCAACGGCAAGATTACGCTTCTGTGAAATCGTCATACCAGGATCACATTTTACATACTTTACATTTGGTACTCCAATAAGTGTATCTTCAATGGGATCATCTCCATCATCTACAATTACCCACTCAAGTTTATCTTCGGGGTACGATTGGATCATATAAGAATACTTTGCCAGAGGCATAAATACACGACGATTCTTGGTAATCGTCAAAATTGAAACATCGGGTAGGTTCTCTTCTTTGGGGAATACATCATTTAATGTGTATGCCGGTAGAGATGCATCAAGTGACCCGGAAAGTACAAGCTTCATACGATCAATCCATGCCTTATGGTTATGTTCATACAAATCACGAATAAATACAGAGTTTTCTTGCTTAGTTCTGATAGATACGTCAATGTACTCGACCAACATTTCTATGATAGAAGTCACACTAGTATCAACAAGGCATCCAATGTGTTCCGGTTGTTGTACAGTCGCCGAAGCTTCTCCGTAATAGACACCAGGCTGTATTGCCCCGATAATGTTTTCAGTAAAAGGTTTGATAGGTGATAAAAGTAGATTACAACCAACAGACATTGTCTCAACAACTGCGTGTCCAAATCCTTCAGCGGCAGATAGGCAAATACATAAACCACATTCTTTCAGAAGTTCATCATATTCATCCTGAGGTAGAACTTCTCCGCGAAGGATAACCTTATCGGATATTTCAGGAGGAGAATAGACATTAATATGTGCAGATGAATACACCACGTGAAGAACAGGTAGCTTTGAATAGATTGAAGGTACAGTTGCTTTCATGCGCTTATATGCCTGAAAAATAGGTTTAGGGTTGCGAAAGATATTTTTACCCACAGGCACAATCGCTTTCGAATAGTTCTTCTTTACAGTAGTAGGATTCCAACCCTTATCAATTGACGACCAGCCAATATATTTTACGTTTGCTTTGTAATTAGATGCTTTATTGAAACATTCGCGAGCCTCAGTAGTTTTTACCCAAATTTCATCAAACATGGTCATGTAGGGAATCCACGTTTTATATGTCCATTCCTGATTAGGAATCCAAATATTACGACGCGCGTATGCAAATAAACAAGGATTTACAACTTCAAGAAAGATATTTACATCCGCTTCTTGACACTGGGGAAATACATATGGAATACGAAATATCTGCACATTATCTCCGTAGACTGCAGTCAAAATTCCTCTCAAAATATTTGAATCTTGAGATAGACCTGTATTGGCCTGAAAGTTTGATATAATATTCACTTTCATTTGGCTTTTTGAACAACTTTTCGCAGTAAACGCTTTGTTGTTCGTGTTCGTGGATACTGACGCAATGTTTTTTGACGAATGTTCAAATATTTCAAGTATCGTACCCAATCTTTGGTCACACATGGACTTGCAAATACACAAGGTCTATCACGGAACCACTTTGCTTCCACTTCGCCTGACCATTTCCAAAATTGAATAGGATCTGTAACTTCTGGTAGATTCTCAAGCTCAGTTGTTTCAACAAGTTCACGACATAGTTTCTTTTGTTCGGATGATTCATATCCATAAAATTCACCGAATAGATCTGTTTTATACTTTGTGTCAACAATACTATACTGTTTTCCATCCCAACCAACTTTTTCTATAGGTCGAAATGAATCCCATGTGGGTTCAAATGTATATAATTGACTTTGATATTTAGCATAAATGCGGTCATGAAATACGCGAAGATCCATTACGTATTCTAAAAAAATGATTTGAGCTCGCCTGTACGCGTACCATAAACTTGAGTATTAATAGGACCAGCAATCGGAGGAGCAAAATCCTCAATATCGCGACGATAGAACTGATAGAATTCTAGCTCCGAATAAATCTTTGCACTAGCATATCCAATAACGCGACGGTTTAGATCATCTAACTCTTCAGCCACACGAGCATCATTATTCTGACCAAACATAAGGTAATAACTGCGCATAATGATTTGAAGATCATCGTCACTTTGGCGATCAATGCGATGCTGTTTATTGCTCATTAGCCAAACATGTTCAGCAATTTTATCCTGCAAAACATCAATATTTCCCTTGCTAAAAAATACAGTGTTTAGAGGAGTAGCTTTGTGCTGGCGACCAATAAGATCAGAACGGGGATCATGTCCCTCAATGGCCGGACCTTCCTTCCAAGGCTTAGATGTCATTCCATAAGACTGGTGAACATCATTAAAGTTAGGAATACGTCCACCGTGTGCAGGAGGAGGATACTGTGCTGATGTAGACGTCATATTATAGCGATTCTCCACACGAGGATCCTGAATCTTCTCTAGAACACTTTGGTCCATTTATCATTATGAGTGAATAAAAACGAATTTATCAACTAACTTAATATAAATAATAAAATGCCAATACCTGTTATCATTCTTGTTGGAGGACCTAATACAAATGCAAAATTTGAATTTTATGAGCGATTTACCGCTTGTAAAATAACTGACAAAGTACATATTCATGTAGTTAAAAATGCAATTCCGCAAATTGTTCTTATAAATACTCCGGCATATCACGAGAATCGCGATCCGCTAGATTACTGTTGGGAAGGTATATTTCAAATTGGTGATATCATTGTAAACTTCGGAGATTGGATGCCCAGAGAGATCTATGGCGTTAAACCTCCATTTAGCCATTTACCTTTCTTTCTTACATGGTCGGGCGACCATGATGAGACAATGACTCGAATTATGGATAAAGTAGCAGAGATGGTATAAAGGGGGATGATATCTATATTGTGGTTGTTTACCGGAATGCTTGTAGGATTTTTAATTGTATCGGTATTTTATCCACCGGTTCGTCCTGATAAAAGTCTACCAACTCCGGGTGATAAATCAAAGTTTTATACGGGTACGGGGTGTGTAAAATTTGTTTCGAAGGAGGTACCGTGTACAAAAAATACAACATCTCTTAATTTCATCGCGTCTCAGAACAAATGATGCAGGTTATCAAAATTCTCCACAATGAACGGAGTATGATGTTTATTTCATTTTTAATCGGTATGGGACTCGTCATTATGCTGTTTCATAAGCCTATTCAAGAAAGAAAGACCTTGTCCTTACCTGTAGCAGATGTTGTTAAAGAAATTGTGTCTATTGATGGAAAATGTTATCAATATACTGCGCAAGATGCTACATGCGAAATACCCTCTTCTAAATAAATGCAAGATAGTGGAGCTACGGATTTAAGTTCTCTTTTGGGAAGCGGTCCTGTTCAGAATCCGAGTCTACCTCAGTCAACTACATTTGCGCCTATGGTAACGGGCGGCGTTGACCCTTTTATTGCTCCTGTGAATACTAGCAATCAGAACAAGCCGGCGGTAACAAACTATAACCACGATGCGACATTTAATTCGATTCGTTATGCAGTTCGTGGCCTAATGATGTACTTTGGATTTTTCCTAGCTGCTGCAATTATTTCCCTATCAACTCCTCGCAGTCTCTTACTTCAGTACATTCCTCATACGTACACGACAGGTGGTACGGTTTCTTACACGGGTGCCGCTGTTCTAGGTTTAGCAGCTGTAGCAATTGCATATGTAGTAGGTACTCTAGGAAGTAGTATAATTTAAAAATATATTTACTGTGGATCACCAGATACCCAGTCCTCTACCCAGTCAGTACCTGTGTAATCAAGTGGGCTTATTTCAATTTTTTCAATTCTATTTGTCTCTCTAGAAATCACTTTTAGCATAGCATGGTTCTCAAAATTATGAACGATGCTATAACTATAGTTTGATGGATCTGTATATGGCATAACAGGGAAATTCCATCTGTAATACCTGTTTGTTTTTACATTGCATATTGCACATAGTCCATCAATATTGGCGAAGATCACCGACATTTTGCTTAAGATTTGATTTAAAAAGTATTTTTGTTCCGTTTTTACGAATATTCAACACGCCTAAGACCCCACTTTTCCATACACTTGGTCAGGAATACCTGACAGTCGTGGCAAGGCTTAGACTGCATAATTTGGTCATTCTTGTTCAAACGAAATACCGTCAACACGCAACCACGAAGTTGTGAGATATCACCAAGACTCTTCACAACTGCGCATTCTGCATGCAGTGTTTGGTCATTACAACCACAACCACTCGAACGACTTCCTGCCTTATTTCTAGCTACTGCAATCACTTTACCTCTTTTTGTTATTACTGCGAAATGTTCGCTTGTGTTAAGTCTCTGTGTATTGTGGCAGCCACGCCTATCCAGCTTCTCGCGATTAGCGACAACGAACGACATTTTATTGCTTTATTCTTGATTTAATAGAATGAAGTCCGTTTTTAGACAATATGGGTCTTTTAAAGTATCAAGTATGAATGATTCTTGGAAAGCTCTACGTCGTCATTCTCGAGGATGGATGGAAGATCCTCCTGCTAAGGTCCACGTTTCAATTATGTTCGGCGCCGGATTTATGGTAACTCCTGCATTTATTGCAAAACACAATATAACTCATGTTGTAAACTGTGCTCAAGATTCAGATAGTCCGGAGTGGTTTCGTGATCATAATCCTACAAAATATACATGCATTAATGCAGTTGATAATATATCTGTTGATATAACCGGTTGGTATCCGCGGTTTGCTGACACAATGAATAAATTTTTATCAGATCCAGAGTCAAAAGTTATATTTGTTCACTGTCAGTGTGGAATTAATCGAAGTGGATTTTTGACACTGTTATATTGTATTCAAAAATTTGGTTACGATTTTGATTCGACTGCTAAAATGATTCTAGCACAAAGACCATGTGCATTAACAAATCCTGTTTTTCGCGAACAACTTATAAACTATATTAAAAGTAATGGGAGATCTGGGTAACAATCCTATATGGTCAAATTTAGAAAATGAAAGCACGGAACTGTTGGGTCCGTCCTACAGCTATTCGGATAATATTCCAGGTCCTGGTTCTTTGGGTGTTGGCTCAAATGGAACATTTGGACAAATTAGTACCAACTTGGGAGCTGTTGAAACATATGTGAAAGGAATGATCACAGGTGATCCTCCGTTAGGAAACCGTTTTTTCATAAATACAGGTGGTACATGCACAGCAATAGACGGATCCCTACAGTCTCGATACAATTTTATTAATAACATTCCGGGTGGCGGTAGCCCACCTGCAGGTTTGCAAGATTTGTCATTTCTATCAAATGATCTTCGTGGATTAATTCCGGGAATCATGGAAGACATTGAAGGTCTTGATCCATATTATTTATTTAGTGCTATGACGGCAGATGGAAGTCCTCCTTGTGACTGTTACACATGTGATGTAACAAGTGGGGGTGCTTCTTATTTTTTGACTACATCCTTATCTCCTGATTTTGATCCAGCTCTTTGCACCAAGACTGATATTTCTAAGTGTAAGCCCGCACCTAAAGAGTCATTCACAAATCAGTTTGATACAACTATGATTCCAACAGTTCTTGCAGCGGCACTCCTTTTATTTTTTGCAATGAAGTAGTATTTTAAGAGTGAAACTTTAGTGAAACAATAAGATGGAAAATATCTTCCGTATAAAAAAGACATCTGATTCATCGTCGCCTATAAAAACGCAGGGCACGCTCGATCATATTCATTCTACGATCATATCATCAATTCGAGATACTAAATTAAATACAAATGAAATTGAAGAACAATGTGTAAAATTGGAAGAACATGTTGAGGACATGACTGTATCAAGTTCAATTGAACAAGTTGTTAAATCGTCTAAAGCAGAATCGGAATTAAAAGAATTACGGTTTAGATTAGATTCTAAAAATCCAGTTGAAGAATATTACGTAAAAAATGCAGACATTATGCTTCAATATTACGGAAATACAGAGAAACCAAAACAAGCAGCAACGTCTTGTATGGATGAAAATACATTCGTAAAGTATTTGGTCACAAGTACGGCCGGCGATACTGGTAGTCAAAGTAAAAAACAACTTTTTGAAGAATATGCTACTCGTATGAAACTGAAAGGAATGGAAGTTGCGGAAATGAAACAGGTTATTACCGAACACTGTGAGTCCTGTAATATTGCTCGTGAAGAATTGACATCAGAAGGTGTACTTGTATGCCCTAAATGTGGATCAGAAGAATACATTATGGTAGTATCTGATTTTCCTTCATTTCGCGATCCTCCTAAAGAACGCAATAATTATGCGTATAAAAAGATCAATCACTTAAATGAAATTTTGAATCAGTTTCAAGCAAAGGAATCTACAATTATTCCAGATGAGGTGATGCATGAAGTCATCAGTGAAATTAAGAAACGCCGTATTCAGAACATTGCTCAAATGACCGAAAAAGAAATACGAGACATTTTAAAGAAGCTAAATAAATCTAAGTATTACGAACATGCCGCTCATATTCTTTCGAGACTTAATGGAAACCCTCCACCAACGATTACGCCAGAAATTGAAGAAAAGATTCGTACGATGTTTCAAGAAATCCAGGCGCCTTTTTTGCTGTACTGTCCGGATGACCGCACTAACTTTCTGTCTTATTCGTATATTTTGTTCAAGTTCTTCGAGCTGCTGGAACTGGATGAGTACAAAGCGTATTTCCCTTTACTAAAGTCACGTGATCGTTTGATTGCACATGATTTTATATGGAAAAAAATTTGCGAATATTTGCGCTGGGAATTTATACAAAGTGTTTAAAAACGGATTTGTCACGTATTTGTTACATAACTCTCAATAAAATGTCTGTCACTCTACTTTCTGTCAACTATAACGAGTCGTATGATGATCTGGTTGTAAATGATACTAACACTGTGCGTGTTATGTACTTTGCTGGTCAAAAGAAGGCTAAGCGTGATGATTGGATTACGCCTGGATCAATTCTAATCGAGAAGATTGATAGCCAATGGCTGTATGTTGGGATTGTAATGTTTGTTTATGAGGTAGAGCCAGTTGATGGAGTTGCTCGGTTTCTACTAGTTCTAGAGAAGAACAATCATTCTGGAGTTACGGGTAAGACCAAGAAGCTTCTTATGGAGAAAATTGGTTGGATTCTAAGTGATGATGCTCCCGGAATTGCCCACGTAACTCATGTTTAAAGCTAAAACGGTATAATATACCAATACAATGCGTTTTTTACTTATTAGTACTCATGTTGATCAAATGACCGGCTATGCTAAAGTTGTAACAAATCTACTTCAGCAGATTTCTACCGTTCCGAATGTAAAAGTTTTTCATTTTGGGTTTCAACGGCATCCATCTCGTCCCGGAATTCGAACTGCTCCCAAAGGTATTATTCAATATGATGCTGCAGCAAATGAGGATCCTCGTGAAGAAGGATTTGGATTTAATAAAATTAACGAGTATATTGATACAGTAAATCCCGATATCGTTATGATCTATAATGATCCATTTATTGTTTATAAATTTATTGAAACGATGAAATATGAAAAAGATAAATCATCGTTTAAGCTTTGGATCTATCTAGATCTTGTATATAAAGGAACTGTGAAACCCATTGTTGAAAAGATTAATCAATCGGCTGATCGTATTTACATGTTTTCAGATACATGGGTTAAAGAATATACAAGCTACGGACCTGCTCCAACAATTTCAGTAATGGAACATGCTGTAGATTCCACTGTGTTTTTAAGAGCTGATAAGTACACACGTAGTGGTCTTCGCATGTCTACAGGTATTCCAACAGATGCTATTATTTTCTTGAATGCAAATCGTAATTCTCAACGAAAGCGACTTGATCTTTGCATTATGTCATTTGTTGAACTAATTTCACGAGATATTACCAAACCTTACTTTTTGATGATTGTAACTGCTGCTACAACTCAAGGCGGTGCATATTATGACATAACTCGTATTTATAATACTGAACTTGAAATGCGCGGTCTTTCATTGGATACAATCGGTAAACGACTCATACTTGTCGATTCTGCAGCAACTCCACTGTCTGATGCTAAAATTAATGAAATATATAACATCACAGATATTGGAATTAACACTAGCGACGGAGAAGGGTTTGGTCTCTGTCAACTAGAGCATTTGTATACTGGTGCTCCTCAAGTTGTAACTGATGTTGGAGCATATTCTGCATTTTTGACTTCCGATGTTGCAGAATTTATTCCATCGTCTGGGCATTCGTATTTTTCAGGATCAATGCCAATTGGGTTTCAATGTCCAACATTTGACCACAAAATGATTGCAGATGCAATGCAGAAGACAGTCGACACGCTTGATGAGCGTCGTGCAGCGGCTAGAACTTATTCGTTCAAAACGTGGCCAGAAGTATGTGCTAACTGGCTTACGGATATTCGCAATGAATGTAAATAAATGGAGACCTTTTACAAACGAATCGGTGAACTATCTCACGAACAACGCAGAGCAGTTTTGACTAATATTATCGCTCAAATGCGTCAACACCAACAGCATCCAATTGCAGACGCATTTTATGATATACTGTCATGTTATCCAGAAATTCCTTTGTTTAAACACGAACAAAGCTTTAGACTCTATCTTGCATGGCCGAAGATTTTTGCGATGCAAAATCATCCACTTGTTAATCAAATAGTAAATCAACCTATTTAAATTGAATGAATTTAGTAAATAAAATGCCAGAGTGTTCAGTTTGTATGGCTGATATGGACATGGAAGAGTATGATGATCCAAATGAATCGACACGTACATGTGTTCGTTTGGATTGTAAGCACGCATATCATACCAAATGTGTTATTAAGTACATGAAACAAACCAACTACGAATGTATTCTTTGCAATAAACATCGTAATCCAATTGAAGAAGCTGGATTAATTGAACAAGCACACGCCGAGGTTAGAAATGATAAAGAGTTTCGTAGACTTAAGAAAGAAGTTAGAGCTGCAGCGTCTGAATTTACTCAGACTAAAAAGATCATGAAACAGGCAATTCAAGAGTTTATCCGTTCGCACGCAGATGAATGGCAAGCGAACGAAAAAAGAAAAAAAGTGTTGTCGCTTGAATCTAAGCTTGTGCGATATGTTCGGAAGTTTGTTCTTGCCAAACCTATGCTAGCAGGAGCAGTTCTTCCAAAGTTAAATATGTGGAGTAGAAATTCTATAAGTGGTCTGAGAATGTGGCAGTACCGAACTAAATATGTACATTTTGATGTACTCTAGACATTGGTTTCAGAAACTTTCATTTTAAATTGTTTCAACGATTCCTTCAGAAATTTTGCATCTTTATTAGCTTCTACCATTTGATCATAATCATATTCGATCGTTTTAGTCTGAAGACGATCAGGATAGTATAATGTGATGCGCGACCTACACAAATGATCGGGTCCAATCCAAACGGCATGCAATCCCACCATGTCAACCATCTTTTTTCCAATCTGAACAAATCGTGACATTTTAGTTAAAAAGGATTACAGTCTTTAAGTTTCTGTTTTTATAATTATCTTATTGGAATCAATGATTGGACCTACAATTTTATAAACATTACTAAATATTTCACAAGCTTTTAATGCATCATCATCATCAAATTGTATTAA